GTATTTTTATTAGTAAATGTTTTGCTAATAACCTCTCCTGCTGTAACTAATGTTTTGTATTGTTTTGTATTTGCCATTTTATTGTTCTACTGTTATTTCTTTTCTTTCATCTACTTCACCATCTCCATCATCATCTCTCTCCGTTACAATAATTTCTCTGTCTGCAACAAACATATCGCCATCTTCTAACATAGGTAAATCTTCATCTATCAACATTCTTTGTTCGTTAATAGTCAGTACCTCTCTAATGTCTACGTCATTAGCGTATGAGATTGGCGGTTCATAATGAATTTTTAAATCTTTAGGGTCATAGCCCATTTCATTATAAAGAACCGTTCTTATTCCATTTAATATTAATTCAGAAGTGTCTCTAATTACAGTAGTCATAACCAAATCGTATGCTATTCTAATCTCACTTCCTGTATTATTCATTTTTCCTGAACTTACTATACCTGATAAAGATGGTTGCCATCTGTTAGCGGTAATTATATTTTGGTCTGTTATTTGTTGTAAATCTATCCAACTACCCTCTTGGTCGTCTTTTATTATTTGTACGTTAGCAGGTGATGTATCACCGTTCTTAACTATAAATAATATTTTACCATTGTTGCCTTCACCAACAAATTTTCTTTGTGCTTCCTTAACCATTTTTTGAGCTTCTTCTTCGCCCATATCTCCACTAATCTCTACAATAGCAGAAGGCTGAAAGCCATTTAAAAACTTAGTATGATTCCATTTACCTATTTCGTAATCTACTGCAATATGTTCTAATGCAGCAACGTAATCAGGTAACCCATAAAAGTTAAACGTAGGCTCATAATCTTTAAAGTGTATTACAAATTTATTATGTGCTACTCTTGGGTATATAGGCAATCTATACATTTTATCCTCATTGTTCCAATACTTACACCAATCAGAATTTACATAAACTTCTTTTTTTGATTTAGACATTCTAACTGTTGTAGCGTCTAAGTGATAAAGGTTTACACCTCCATCATATTTTACACATTCCATATACGCATTACCAAACGTATAATAGTCATCTGCTAATTTTTTAAATACATCTCTTAATGATTCTTGATTTGCATTTACATCTTCTATAAACTCTCTTAAAGGTTCATTATCACAAACAAATTTTGCACCACTTGTAAATACAGTTTTTTGTGCAAGTACGCTTCTATGTGTAGATGATTTTCTTTTAAGCTCCGCTAAGTATTGAGGAAATAAATTATCATTACCAAATGGAACCCACTTGGTAGATATGTTTTTTAAATTTTTTGGTTCAGTAATATTTGGTGGGATAGCTAAATCAAAAACCCCAAACTCAAACGTATTACTTTTCTTAGTCGTCTTTCTTAACTGACTTTGATTTTTTGTTTGTTTCTTTAACGGTGCTTTTCTCATTTGATTGATTTGTTTTTTCAATTTTATCTACATATAATTTTCCGCCATCTATTTCCTCGTAGATATGAGCAAGTTCTTCTTGAGTAGCATCATTCCATCTAACAAAATAACCGCCATAAAAGCTAGTCCCTGTGCCTATATATGTTTTTTTAACCGAATAATTTGCCATAATTAAATATATTTTTAAGTGAGGTAAACTTACAAAATTTTTATTGTCTTTGCAACCACACATATTAAAAGATATTTAGCAAGGGGTTTCCCCCTCGCTATTTATCTAAAATTGATTAAGCAGTTGTTGCAGTTATATCATTTGCTAAAACAGTAATTGCTGCTGAGTATTCTCTAGGCAGTTCAAATTGTCTTGCAGTTAAAGTAACTGTAACTCCGTTATCGTCTGCATAAGCAGCTCCACTTCCTCCTTCTATTGATGTTAAGTTTGCATAAGTTTGGTTTCTGTCCCAAGAGTCAGCACCCACACTTTGGCTTTTATATTTCTCACTTAAACCAATTACCATTTTTTTACCGCTATTAAGCTCTACTATTGCAACTGCACAAGCAGGCTCAATCGCAGTAAGCTTACTAAAAGCACTTCCTATAATATTAGGAATATAGAAAGATAAAGCGCACTCATAAGATGTGCTTCCTCCTTCTTTTGCCCCTGTTATAGTAAGAGAAGCAGTTTCATTCTTGAATTCAAATCTAGCCCAAGGAGTACCTGTGTCTGCTACTATGCTACTATATGAATGAGTACCTGCACCACCTGCAGTAACTGTATCTATATTTGTCAAATCTGTTATAAGGATTTGTCTAATACCACCAACAGCCTGTAAGTCAGTACAACCTACTAATAATCCTGTATCTATTGCCATATTGTTTTATTTTAAAGGTTAATAATTATTTAATTAAGCAAGCACCTGTTACTAAAGAGTTCCAACCATATTGGAATCCCATTGTAAAGTTAGCTCTTACATACATATTATCAGAAACCTCATCATAAAACATTTTTAATTGATTATCAGGGTCAGTTACGTTTGAACCTATCATTAAATTGTCTTTAGCAGCATAGATACAACCATTCTTAGCATTTTTAGCTACACCTGAACCTGTCATATTTGGCATTACAAATAAAGCAGGAGTTAAAGCTGTTAAAGCTGTATCCCACTCATACATACATACTATTTCTACACCTCTGAATCTTAGTCTTGGGTAATTAACACCTGACTGAGCTTCTGAATGCCCATAATCAACTGAACCTGCTGTTGGAGCAAGAGCTGTTAAAGCACCATAATACGCATTATAAATGTTTGGAGTTACAAACATTCTTTTTTCTGATGCAGGAATTTGTTGTAATTCTGCAGGAGCAGTATCAAATACGCTAGTTAATAATTGAGTTGCATCTAAAGCTGTAATAGCACCACCTACAGTATTATAATTAGCTGCAGCACCGTTAGTTGCAGTAACCTCATTTAATCTAGTTCCGTTTACAGCAGCACCTGCTGATAAAGATTTCCATAGACCATCTGCCCACTTGTAAGAACAAGTTGCACCTGAAGCATTAACTGATGAATCACCTGCCCACATATTTCTAACAACATCTGATTGAACACCACTTCTTACTCTGCTTAAAATTACATCAGCTAATTGTGTTCCTGTTAAGTCAGGCATATTTAATCCTGATTTGTAAGACTCAACAATAAATTGGTCTTTAAATTCGTCCCAACATTGTACTTGTTTTACCGATACATTTTCTACTGTAATTACCTTTGGAGCAATAGTAAATCCTGCAGGGTTACAAGTATTAGTTGTAGAACAACCTGTGTTTAATGCTGTAATTCCTGTTAGCTTAGGAGCTAACATTAAATTTTGTTTATATTTTACATTAGGATAAACAGTATAATTGCTCATAATATCATCAGAACGAAACATTGGTTCTAATAAAATTTTTGAAGCGTACTGCCCTTGATAATTTGCTCCTAATCCGTCTAAAGCTATATTTGCCATTTTTTAATTTTTTATTTATTTATATTTATTTTAATTTTGCTGCTAAAGCAGAAAAGAATTTGCTTTCTTTATCTTCTACCTTGTTGTCAATAACTACAGGGTCACCATCAGTTGATAGTTCAGTACCTTTAGCATCTGCTTTACTTAATAAAGCATTTAGTCTTTCTACTTCCTGAGTAAGAGTTTCTTTTTCTCCTACTAATTCAGCAACAAAACTATCTAGTTCAGTAACTTTAGCTTCAAATCCTGTAAGTTTCTCAGAAACTTCTTTTTCGTCAGCCATCATTACCTCTACCTCTTTAACATCTTCAGTTTCAGACTCATTACTAGCTTTAACTTTAGTAATAATTTCTTCAACTTTAGCGTTAAACCAATTTTTCAATTCTTCGGTCATTTTTTTACTTTTTAAATTAACACTTAGTTTATTTTGAATTTCCTTGTCTGTAATATTTTTAAACTTAGAAACGTCATATTTAGCCGCTACTTTAATAGCGTCAGAGATAGAGTCAATAAATCCTAAATTAAAAGCTTCATCAGCGCTTAACCAAGTTTCCTCGTCCATCATTTCTTTTACCCTGTTATAAGGTAGATTAGTTTTTTTAGTATAGATGTCAGCAATTTCACCGCTTATTTTATCTAATAATGCAGCAGTCTTTCTTATTTCAGTTGCCTCACCCATAGCACCACCCCAAGCATTGTGTATCATAAATAGTGAGTTTTCAGCCATAACGACCTCATCACCTGCTAATGCAATTACACTTCCCATACTTGCAGCTATTCCTTCTATATATACTGTTGTTTTTGCTGTTCTTTTTTTAAGAACATTGTAGATTGCCATACCTTCAAACACATCACCACCCACACAGTTAATGTGTAAGCTCATTGGAGTATCTTTGTATGATTTAATTTCTTCAATGAAACTTTGAGCTGTTAAGCCAAAAGTACCTATTTCATCAAAAATGTAAACGTCTGCAGACTTGTTAGACGCTTCTGCTTTAATGTTATACCAATTTTTATTCATAGACGCAAAACTATTTTTTAGTTTTCAAAAAGTTGCGCAGTTTTAGGAAAAAATTTTAGTATGTAATATTTTCAGAAGCAGATTCTTTTTTTCTTTCTTTATAAACTATACTTTGTGCTTGCCTTTCAGAAATATTATATTTAATAGATAAGTCCATAAAAGTATAAGTTCTATTGCCCTCATTAGTCCTTAGCATACAATCAAAGTCATAAATTATCATATAATTTCTTAACCTCTTAGGCTCTACTATACCTTTTTCAATTAGATGTCTTAATATGTCTTTAGTGGTTGGGTCGTTCCACCTTTTAATAATTTCTGTTTCAGCTAAATCTATATAATCATAAACTACATCTATTTTATTTTGTCTTGACGCCATATTAATTATTAGATTGCCAAAACCTATTTACATCTTCCCAAAACATTGTAACTGCCTCTCTGCAACCTATACAGCCCATTCTTTGTTTTATTTGTGGAAAATGCCTATGCCATTCTTGAAACAAAAAAGTTAGACCGTCAGGGTGGTACTTACCAACAGTATCCATATGTTTCCTGTTAGTTTTTACAGCCTCTATTATTTCTTCTTTTTTTTCTTGCTCTATTTTATTGGCTATAGCTTCAACACTCATAAATGTTAATTTATATTATTCTTCCCATTTGTGTAAAGGACATTCACCTTTATACCTTTTAGTTAATGATGCTTTTGCATCTAAAAAGCAAGTGCATTTAGCACATCTTGCTCCTTTATCCCACTTAGGATATCTTAACATTAAGAAGTTTCTATAAAAATCGCACTTTTTGCACGTATCTAATCTATCTTGCTTTACTTTTTTACTAACAAACATATGTTTATATTTTAAAATGTGGCTTCCGCCTCTATTATACCTACGGTATTTTGACTGTCTGTTATGTCAGCCTCAACCACTACTACCCTACTACTTTGATTCATTGCTCCCATCATATTTTGTTGACTTGTTGCATTAAACTGAGAACTAGCAAAAGATGGCATATTCATTAAACCACCATCTGCAAATTTAACACCCCCACCTGCTGCGTTCATAGCTGATAGCTGTCCTTTAAACATAGATGTGCTACGCTTATTTATAACAGCCTCACCTCCTTCTAGCTCAACTACCCTACCACCTACTGCAAATTTTTCTCCTCCTTGTGCGTGTGACTTTCCTTGTACCATACCGCCATTTGCATAAGCCTCTACTACACCTCCATCTTCAAATCTATTAATTTGCTCGTCAATAACCTTGCCGACTACTGCCGAAGCTCCTGCAGCCAAAACTAAATTAAGAGGAAAAGGTACATTTTTAAATATAGAGGCTATAAACCCTGCAACAGCCTCCATAATTTGCGCCCTTACCACAGACTTCATAGCTTCTTCCGCTGTTTGTCCTGACAAAATTGCTCTTTTTACATCTGCCTTGAAAGCCTCATCTTTATCTTTTTGATTGTCTTTATTTAGTTTCTTTTCTAAATTAAATATTTTTTGCGCTATTTCTGTTTTATTTTTTTCAACGTCTTTATCAGTTTTTAACAATTCTTTTAAATCAGCTATTTGTTGCCTTATAAGGTCTTTCCTAACTTCAGCAGCTTCAATTTCACTTAACAAACCTTCGTCCATTAAAGATTTTTTATATTCTAACAATATTCTTTCTACATCATTTAATTGTTTTTTAGCATCAACATTTGCTTTTGTGCTAGTAGTGTTTTTGTTTAGCTCATCAGTCATATCTGACAAAGAAGTTTTTGTTAAATTTAATATATCTTCTTGTGTATATCCTAATTCGTTTAATTGACTTAATATTAAAGCTTCTTCTTCATTAAGCTCTATATTTTTATTTTTTAGAGGGATATTTGTTTGTTGCATTTTATTAATTTTTGCCTCTAAATCAATTTGTTCTTGTGTTTTTTTAATTACCTTACTTACAACATTTTCTTGTACTTGGTTTTCTGCATTTAACATTTTAACAGCATTAGTGCTTTGCTGTGTATTTACATATCTATCAGCTTCTGTCATAGAAAGTTCGTCAAGCAAATCTTGATTGACCTGTATAGTTTTATTGTTATCTCCTAATGCTTTTGTGTTTTCTCCTACTTCTTTTTTTACTTTATTTAATTGATGAACAAGTTTTACAGCTTCACCATCTGCTAATAAAGCGTGTCTAGCAATACTTGCATCTAATGCTTTAGAATTTAAAATTAAAGCACCTGTTTCTTGGTCTATAATTTTAATTGAATCGCCAATATTGGCTTCTAGCTGTTCAGTAATTAAACTAAATCTTATTTTTTCTTCTTTAGTTTTATTTACTATACCATCTAATTTAGCGTATTCTGTCACTAATTGTTCAGCCGCTTCTTTTTCAGCCTTAAAAGCTTTAGCAGATGAAAATATTTTTTCATTCATACTGCTAAATCCTTCAGATAATAAAGTTAACTTATTAAATAAATTTGCTGAGGACTCAATCATAGCCTGAAACGGTTTAGCTATTTTTTCTAGCAAAACTATAGAAAAACCTTGTATTGCTGATTTAAACTTAAGAAAAGCTCCTTGTAAAGTATCTCCTACAATGTTTGCCATTCTTTCCCCCTCTCCATTAGCTTGTAATAAAGAATCTCTTAATTCAAGAGTAGAGTCAGATGTACTTAACATTTGTTCAAATGCAGCAGCTTGTCTTAAATCTACAACCTCCATTACATCTGCCATACTACCTCCTTCTTTTACAAAAGCTTTCATAGCAGGAACTAAATCGTCTAATCCGTGTATAGTTTTTCCAAATGCTTTAGTTAAATCAGATGAAGGGTCTTGCATTTTAAGTAATATATTTCTTAAAGATGTACCTGCAATAGAAGCCTCTATACCTGAGTCTGTTAGTTTAGACATTATTGCAGTAGTATCTTCTAAAGAAAACCCTGATGCTTTTGCAATAGGAGCAACCTTAGTCATAGATGTTTGGAACTTTTCTATATCCATAGCAGAGCTTGCAAAAGCTACTGCCATTACATCAACAACCCTTTCTGTTTCACTAGCATCTAATCCAAAACCTCTTATAGCGGCACCCGCTACAGTTGCACTTCTAGCCAAATCACTACCTGTTGCTGTTGCTAAATTCAAAGTAGCTTGTTGTGCGTTCATTATTTCTTCAGCAGTAAAACCTAGCTTAGAAAAATTTAATTGTAGCTCCCCAACTTGTGCTGCAGTAAAAAATGTGGTTCTACCTAAATCCTGTGCAGATTGTTCAAGTTGTTTAAACTCTTGCTCAGTAGCTCCTGAAACAGCATTTACTTTAGCCATTACAAATTCAAACTCTGAAAAAGTTGTAATTACAGCAGAAACAGCCCTATTAATTGTTCTAAAAGCAGTTACAACAACACCAATAGCCGCTGCCCCTTTTACAAACTGTTTTGCCATTCCGTTAGAAGACTTTGTAGTTTTTTTAGTGCTGTCGTTTGAATCTCTTAAACTTTTATTTAGGCCTCTTAATTCGCTTGATTTATTTTTTATAGCTGTAGCAGTTTCGCTATATTGTCTTGCTGTTTTTTTGCCTAATTTGACACCATCAGCAGTTGCTTTTTCAGTTGCTTTTTGCTGTTTTCTTAATTCTTGTAATTCTTTTTTTAACTTTGAAACTTTTTCAATGTTTTTAATCTCAACCTCTATTGCTACCTTCTTGTTTAATGCCATATTATGCTATTGTTAATTGTATTACTTTGTCTGAAAAAACGGTTCCTATTTCTGCTTCTATTGATTTATATATATCATCTTCTATTGCTGATATTATTCCTGACCCCTCTGCTCTTGCAAAAGCATAGCCTATAAAATTGTATCTTCTAGGAGCAACTAATTTCCCTCCTTCTGTATAGTATTCTTGACTTAATTGTGCTACTACTGCTTCTGCAAATCTTGCTTCATCTTTAGGATTGCTAAATGTTATTCCTTTTTGTACTGCCCAACCTTTTATTACTTCTTCCGTAACAACAACACCATTAGTATCTCCTTCATTTACTAAGTTCATATAACTAACATCAGAAACAATATCTAAAAACAAACTTCCAAAAAACTCATTAATATCTATTTTAAAAGAATTATATAAAGTTCTTGAAGCTATATGCTCTTGTTCTTCAAGCTCGTCTTGTAAAGCTTTTATAAAAAACTTTCCTGCTCTTGTAAGCCCTTGAGCTATTTTAGGATAATCTTCTTTAGCCATACTAATCTTCTTCTATTGTATCGTTAATACCTCGTCTTAAAACTTTATGAGAATTACCAAACTTATCATTAGCTACAATATCAATTAAATAATCAACAGAGTCTATGGTTATTGTCATATAAACTTCTAAGCCGCTTGTGGCTGCAATTCCTGAATCACTTATTTCATTTTGTATATTAGGCATATTATATTTTTTTTACCAACCTTGATTTGGGTCATATGTTTGCGCACCACCAGGATTCCAACTTCCGTCATTTTGATTTATATTAGGAGTTGATGGTGCTGACTCTCCTATATCTGTCCACTCTACTAATTCTACTTTTGTAGTTTTATTTGCTTGCGGCATATAATCTATAACTTTATTTATTCTCCAATAACAGCCATCTATATATATTAGCTTTCTCATATCTAAATTTACAATATCAGATATTTTTAAATTGACCTGTACCGTTCTTACTCTAGGATTGTTTACAATCATCTCAATCATTTGTTTGTAATATCTGTGATATAACCCCATACCTACTGTGTATGGCGTAGTATAAATCCCAATGCTAGAAGGAGACTCGTTATAATCTCTCACCCACACATTACCATAAGTTAATAATAAAGTGTTGCTATCGTCTCTATTAACTGAAGTTGCTTGCGGATATACGTTAGACAATACACCACCACCTACAGGATTGTTGTAAGTTATATGAACAGGCATATTACTGTTAGCTATTATGGTTTCCGTGTTTACAGACCAATTTTGTACTGTTGCTCTTTTTGGTGAAATACTGTTTTGTGTGCTTACATCAAACTCTGCATCAGGAGAATATTTTTTCCAATATAATAGACGAGGTAAAAAATTATAACCCTTAACAGGCCTTTCCCAATCATTTTGACTTGTAGTACCTCCTGATTCTTTTTCTTGCCATAAAGCAGCAATATAGGGCGGGTCTGTTTGTGCTGTGACTGAATCTCTATCTTTTACACTTATAGTTCCTGCAAAGAAAGGATTTTCAAATGTTGTTGTTCCTCTTTCAAATTCATCTGAAAGTGTTTCATAATAAGGATAGTTATCTAAAATCCCATTAAAATAATTAACACCTCTTTGTTCTACATTTAAGTCTGCACTATCTGTTTTGTATTTAAAAACCATATCTCTTTTAAAAGATTGTTTTACCCACTTGTCTACATATTCAACAGACCTATCTATTTTATATGTCCAATTAACAGACTCTTGTAGAGGTCTATAAAAATCATCAAAAGGCTCAATAGTAACTGTTTTAGTCATTTCATCTGTTTGAAATTGTAAATTAAAAGAATGAGCTATTCCTTTAATAAAATCTATTTGTTTATAGTCTTTATTTATTACGTCTTTTAAATCATAAGTTTGACCATATTGTGCGTGAACAGGGTCTATAGATATGTTTATATTACCATTGTGAGACCTTCCTGAACTAATGTTTTTATCAGCAAATAAATACCAATCTCCTGTTAGTGTCGTTCCATTGTTTACAGGAACAGTAGTTTTACCTCTTACTCTTAATTTAAACCTGACAACATCTCCCTTGTTAAGATATAAAGTAGTTTCTGAATCTTCTAATTCTTTTGTTAAATTTAAACTAGAACCTCCATTTGTACTTCCAACATTAAAAGCAAAATCCACCATACCTTCAGAACCACCCACAGAATGAAATTGACTGTCTCCTACTGTTTTAACCATAATGTCTACCCTAGCATATTTTGTTATATACTGAAGATTTCCCACTCCTGTTCCTGCAGTAGAAAATGATGCTAAATGAACACAAAAATTATTTATACTTATAATGTATTTTCCATATTCTGAAATTTCAAATTCTTTATTATTAGAATTATTCCAACCATTTGAGCCATTTAAAAATAAATTAAATCCTGATGGGGTTCCTAAGACAATGTCTTCACTAATTATATCAGCATTAGAATTGCTAACAACTTGAGTGTAATTGTTTTTATAAACTAATTGACTAGAAGCATTTACAGTTGGGTTTGAATTCCAATATAACTGTAAAGAAAAAGCATTATATCTATCATCACCATTATTAAATTTAAAATTTGGTAAAGCAAATAATAATCTTTTAAATGTTTCGCTTTCTATAAATACAGAATTTATTGTATATCCTGCCTGTGTAAATATTTCTTTAAAAACATCATAAACCCATATACAAGGCCTCCAATCACAAACAGGCTCAGGATTACCTATTACATTACCCCCCACAGTACCTGTATAACAAGTATAAGTTGCAGGTGGATTTAAAAAAGTGTAGTCAGTAAAAAAAGAATACCAAGTGTCTAATAATTGAATAGTAAAGTCATCTCCTGAAGAATTAAAATCACCATAAGTAGTTATAGGATATACAATAGCAGTAGTAGAGTCTGTAGTTGTAGACCTGTTTTGATACTGTGCATCATCATTATCCCAAGTAGACTTTATGCCTGCTTTATTAATTTTTAAATTTACACCACTATTTGTTTTACCATTTAAAGATGTCCAAGCATCTCCTTTAGTAGCCTCATCAGAACCGTCATAGCCTAAATCTTTTAAAAGAGAGTCTGCTATAATAGAAGTCCAACCAATATTATCTCCGTAAAAAACACAAGAATAATGGGTAGCATTATCTGTAAGGCCAACAGAAGATAATTGTAAAAATCCTTCTATTGAAAACAAATTATTAAAAATTATTCTACAAGGTTTTTTGTTTGTTAAATTATTTGTAGAATATGTTTCAGATAGATATATGTTTTTATAAAGTAAATTATTGTTTTTAGTAGCAGGGATTTTAAAAGTTTTACTAAAAGTTCCTTTACGAGCTTCTATATCTTTTACATCTGCAATAGAAAAAGTTAGTGCTAATGGAAACTCAGAATGTAATGAAACATCTAAAGAACCAACAACACTTGCATTCCAATCTATATCTGCACCATCATACTTGTAATCTAATAACTCTATATTAACTACATTCATTAGTTTCTTTGTGTTTGTACTTTATGAGCTAAAGTATATTCTAAATTAAACTTTACTAAGCCTGACTCTTGATTTAATGTCTCTACCTCATTGTTGCTTATAATTACAGGTATATATTCTTTAGTTGATGGTCTTTGAAAAGGGTTTACAGTATTGCCTCTAGCTGTTGCTTCTGTATCCATCTCTATCCAAACATTTGGTGATGTTATAATTTCTTCTAACCATTCTGCTGTTTGTTTGTTTAAAGGCTCTGTAAACACACTATTATTTCTTTGCGCTGTTACATTAAGAACCTCTCTACCTCCTTTGTATAAATTACCTCCTCGCATTGTATTAGATATATAGCTATCATTATTAACAGCAACATTACCCAACAATGTATTGTCTTGATACCAAGTCCTATCTGCAGATTTTGTTTCTATTGTAGACTTGTTTGCAGACAAACTTTCTGTTACATACCTTTTAGCTGTATAGCTATCTACACCTCCTATTCTATTTAACCAATGAAACCTTACAAATCCATAAGGAACATTAGCAGTTTCTCTATCTATACCAAAATATCTATATTCTGTTGCTCTCATAGTAGAACCTGTCTGACTTGTATATTCTAAATGTATTTTATAATATGATGTAGAACTATCTATTTGATTTGTAATTGTACTTCCTGAGTTGTCTACAGCATTAGCATTAATGTATGTAGGCGAAACATTTTGCACGCATACCCTGTTTTGATTTAATTTAAAAAGTGTTGTAACTTCTGTATCTAAATTAGAATTAAAATCAGTTAAATACATTGTGTTTTGCGCAGAACCATTACTTAAATATGTTTCTACTTTTAATCTTGCTTTGGTTATTTGGTTACCTGCATTACCCATATCTCTTTGCCACCAATATAACCACTCAGCTTCCTCATCTTCTCTGACTTGTTTTAAAAACGGCACATTAGTTGTTTGAGTATAGTTTGGACATAGACTCATAAACCCTCTAGGGTTGTTTGTGTTAGCAGAATATTTTCTAATTATATATTTTGTGGCATAATATATTGCATCTTTCTCAAATTGTGCTACAGAATTTATAACAGCTATTTTATTAAATGACAAATAAGGTTGACCTGAGACTTCTTGTATAGTTCCATTAGCTAATATAACTTCAGGAATGGCCTCTACTAAAATATGCCTATATGTGCCATTTGGAGTTACATTATAATTACTAATTGTTTCTGTAACATTGTCTTGAACTGCTGTTCCTCCATTCATACCTCCCCAAAAAGAACTTTGCCAAGTACCCTTGTTAATTGGAACTAAGCTATAAGAAAGCAAGTCTTGACATAAAGCGCTAATATCTATAGTAAATCTTTGATTTGGCAAGGCAGGCTGACCTGCTATATAATTTTTGTTTGCTAAATCTCTTGATTTTTTTATTGTTGCTATTAAATCCCAACTTGAATTTGTAACAGGATAGGGATATTGAGTGGTAGCATATATTTTAAAAACAATATTTACAATCTCTCCTTTATTGTTAGATGAATTAAACCCACTAGCCGAAGGAGTTTCATCATCTTTTAGTCCATTCCATATTACTTGATAACGCATTTGTGTATGAGCACTCTTTAGATAGTTTGCCCTCCAATTATAACTCATATTAGCTAAGTTAGAAGTAGCTGTGTCAAAAGGCTGTATACCTGCAATTATTGTTCCTTTATATCTTGCCATAATTAATAAATATTGTATTTTTTGTTTAAGTAAGCTTTTATTTGTCCTATTTTATAATCATCTAAAGCTTCATTATATATTATAAACTCTTGTATATTTCCGTCTAAGAAATAAGTTGCATTTCCTAGCAGTTGATATCCTAAACTATATGTGGAATCATTATAAACTGTTGAGTTGTTATATCCTGAATCTTGAACAGAATCACTTATTGTATTATTAAATTCTAAGTATAATCTTTTGTTGTGAAATTTAGCAACTGCAATATGATAATTAGAAGTATTAGAAGCGTTTAAACTTAATGTGTCCCCATTTCCTGCAGCGTCAGAAAAAAGACCTCTTAATTTATTATTTGTACTTCCTATTGTTAATTCTTTACTACCATTTTTAAAGCTAAAATAAGTTCCATTTTCTGTAGCATCAGTTTTAACTTGAGCAACAAAAAACATTGTAAAGGCAGTTCCTATAGGTGAATTATTTGTAGAAATAAAATGGTCTGAAGTTCCATTAAATTCAATTCTTGTTTTGTCATTAGCACCATCATATGTATATCTTAAAGATTGTTTTGTTTTATCAGATTGTGCTATTCCATTATTACTTCCTGAATAATCTGCCCAAGCAGACACTCTTTTAGTAGGAATGTCAAATGTTAAACCACTATCTGCTCTAAGCCAAGTTACAAGATTAGAAAGGTCTGTAGGGTAAATAGATTCAGGTCTAAAACATTTGCTAAACACTTTCCAAGTAAAATTCATTCTTATTTGAATTAATTGGTCATTAGCCACTTCTTTAACTCTTTCTACAGAAACATCTTCGCCTTCTAAAAAAGCTGTTACCACACCATCTTGATAATTTTTTAAAAACATATCTAACCACTCATTAGCCAAGTCTTGCAAGTTATCCCATCTTTGGTCTAAATTAACATTTGCTTGTGCTGTTCTGTTGTATAAATCTGAAAAATATATTTCAAAAGTATAAAGCTCCCAACCATTATTTAGAGACACTTCAGGAAATACTGAAGATGGAGGGGTTATTAGTATTGATGGGTATTGCGTATTATGATTATCATTAAATTCTTCTGTATAACCAAAAAACTTATCCCCATAAGTCCATTTGCCTTTCATTACTGTTACTATGTCTGTTAGTCTTATTGCCATTAAGTTATTTTATTTGGATTGTGTATTTTTTCTTGTACCTTAGATTCGTATTCATTTGTAGCTGTTATCCAACTTAAGTAACTTAAAACTTTGTATAAGTTAGTATTTTTAACACTATCTATACCATTAAGACCTTCTGTTTTAAATATACCCTTCTCAGCAAGCATATAAAGGCTGTTAAGCCAACCAAATGGCTTTACATATATGTCATATAGGCTTTTAGTCTTTACTATCATTTCGCTAGCTCTTTTTTCACCGAATACATATTTGAAAGTTTCGCTAATTTTATGTTTTGCTGAGTCAAAAAAAAACCGAACTCCCAAACGACGTCCATTGTTAACTTCTTAAACATTTCTGTTTTTTGAGGAATAACATCATCATCATATTCTTCTTCTAATTTTCTGCATAGTATAGCCATCTGTTCAGGCAATACATCAAACTTACCGTGTTTCATTGATTCTATATACATCTCAAGTTGTGTAGCTTCTATATAATCACCATAAGTATTTTGTCTTAGAAATTCTGATGGGAAAAAGTATGTTTCCCCTTCACACTCAAAAGAACGCATACCTTTTGGCTTGTATTCTTCTACAAGACCATCTAAAACGCTAATTACTTTATTTACGCTGTCAATGTCTATAAGCTTCATAGATTCTTTGTCTAAGCCTGTCATATAACCAAACAAATCTCTATTCATTTGTATATTTTGAAAATCCTCTAATTGATTATCTACAAATTCTAAATACTCTACAGTATGGTCTATTTCTTCTTGCTTTTCGTTTTGAGAGTTTCTTCTTAATTTAGCTCTGTCAAAATGTGATTTTATTATTGTTGTCATTCCACACCAATATTCTAATGTCATATCCTTCCATTCTGTTGGAATTGTAACATCTCTCTGCTCATCACCTTGCTTTAGACTAATTACTATGCTCATTTCTTTTTATTTTTATAAGTTCTATTTTTTCTTTTTTAGATTGCTCGTATTCTAAATTTTCAATTATTGCTGAGGTTCTTTCTACAACCTCTATTGTTTT